ATAAAAAGAATGTGCACTAAGGTGCACACAACAGTTATACGATCTGAATTGTAATGCCCCAGATTTAGTATAACCGAGGCATCATGTGTGCAATAAAACCTCTTGCGGCGCACAGGCGCAAGGGAGTGTTCTTTTAAGATGTGCCACTACCAACAAAGAACGTTGCTTGCAGTGGAACTGGGATTTGTGAGGGTATATCAGTAATAGGACCCTGAAAAAAGGTATCCTGGACATTAGTGGGAGTAGCCGTAACCCAGTTTACGGAACAAGTGTTAGACAGGACTTGATAAACAAACCTGCCAGAGTCATCAGCGCCAACATAAGGGGCTATGACGACATTGGGCGGAGTATCTGCACCAGTGTCATAATCGGTGTTATATTGTGAAGCATAACCAAGAACGATCCAGCCAAGACTGCCCATATAAAAATTTGGAGTATAACCATTGCCCATGTTGATGAATCTAAGCACAGACATATATGGTATCTCAAATTCAAGCATAGAAGTGCCAGTCAAGATATCAGTAGACACAGGGCCAGTAGCAGACCAGCCAAACTTGTCGAAAGCACTAGAATGTTGATTCCAATCAGACGAATCAAGAAAAGGACCCTGATACGAACCAAGTGATCTATTAGAAAAAGACGGATCAACATAAGCAAAACGAGAGTAAAGGTTGCCTTGCACAGTAGCATTAGTTGCACTAGGCTCAGCAGCACCATATCGATAGGGATTAGGAGCTCCTAACATGGATTGAATAACAGGTGAAGCTGGAACATAGGAGCCTTTAACATCTGAAGCACCACGAACAGCAAGCTTGATTTTAAGGCCACCACGATATCCAAGATACATGCTAGATATAAACTGCATTGTTGTCATCAGGGAGCTAGCTGTCTTACTAGGAAAAATGAGGCTTGCAACATCTATATAAAAAGTCGCTTTCTGACCTGTAGTAGTGGCAGCTGGAACTACGAAAGGCTGAACAGGTAACATGCGACGTATATGGTCACGAATATGAACAATAGGACGCAAGTAAGTAGTGGGTTTAGGACCAGGCGTGGAATCATGCTCTACGAGCTCCTGATCACTCGATAAAACCATAGGAGCAGCAGCACTATGTGCCACGAAGCCATCATCAGAATTCAATGCGACTCTAGCATATCTCAAATCAGGCGCTTCACAACGACGAGCTTTTATCTTAGTAAGATCTATAGGATAATAAGCTTTGAGAAATCTAGAATAAGCTAAGCCATAGTCTTGGGCAATAAGAGGAGTAATTCCTTTCGGAATATACAAACCATCAAGTTGGTCACCGCCAATCTTAGCTTTAACGGGCCGCCAATCTGTATTGCTACGCACGACCAAATCTGGATTCTTAGCAGCGGCTGTTTGAACGCCTAAAGCGGGTAGAGCAAAAGTATTCACAAACTGATCACAAGCATAGCCATACAACGTGAAATCAGGTAGCGCAGACAAATGGGCCAACACTTCACAAGACGTGGCAACGGCTCCGTTAGTAACTAACGGCTGGAGTAGATAAACTATAACACGGCCATGTGTTAAGCAATTAGTAGTCGGGTCGGATGTAATAGGAACCATGTCGAAAATAGAGGCCATAGGCAAGTCTACAGTTGCAGTCTGGCCTCCAGCACTAAATTCGATAATATCAGCAGGATTATTAAGCATGTTTGCCATAGGTGGTATAGTGGTCAACATAGCACCAGCAGAATAGTACTCACGAACCACAATGATCTTAAACATATGAAAAGAAGAACCACAGTTTTGAAAACGTAGCCTCAGAGTACCACTATAGTATCGAGACAATCGAGACAATTTATCGATAGGCGCAACTGTAAGTTGCGAGTTGGAAGTATTGGCTCGAAACATCAACGGATGAATAGGCGCAGTAAAAAGTACGGTGCCGGTTGTGTCACTAGTACCTACGCTAAAACGCCCAACATACATATCTTTGGAAACAAGGTGACTAATGAGACCTTCATCTTCTTTAGTATCAGAATAGTACTCATCAAAAGGCTGTGAATAAGAGGCATAGGGATCCATCTTATACATAAAAGTTTTCTGATCAACGTAATTAGGATTGTTGCGAAGTGCCATGACCCCGCGCATTGAGGGATTACGTTCGTTAGGATTGTGCAGACCAGTGTAAGATCTTATCCATCCTCGGGCTGAATCCAAGGAATCACTAACGAAACGCTTACCAACAGAGAAAAGACCATCTATAGCCTTAGTAGCAGAATGCGCAGTGTAAGTATCGGAAGAACGCCTACCTGACTTATAACACCTCCATAGGTAACGAACCAAAGTTGCAAGTGATGCCGCAGCTTGCAAATGGCTAGGAAGAGAGACCACTAATGAATGGGCAGTCATAGCAGGATAGGTAGCTTTGGGAACGAAAAAGTCCATTTCTTTAAAAACAATTGATACTGTTATGACTAAAGAGGTTGCACCTGTTGACGGAGCAGCCAAAGGGGACATGACAAAAACTTCAAGTGATACATAATCATCTGGAAACCCACGATTATCCGAGTCAAGAACCACAAGGTCCAAGTTGTTGTTTTGACCGGGGGTTTGACGCAGCTTTGTATTACTGTACCACGGAAGTTCAACACAAGCACTCGTTGAATTATTAGCATGTAAAAAGACGTGAGGCGCGCACTGCAAAGATTGTATACCTTGAGAACCGTTTGAGTACGTAGAATTGGCACTAACGGCAGCAGCTATAAGAGCCCCACTATGCATCGGAGTACCAGCTACCTGCACAATAGCGCAAGCTTTAACATGATACAAGGAGGCTAAATCAAAAGGGGCAGACGCCAGCGTATTAAGCGACACCAAAGCTGATGGAAAGCTGAAAAAACCCACAGGAGTAGCAGCCGCCTGTGCAGTGGTCCAAGTTAAAGTACCAACATGAAAAGGCTTACCAATCATACGAGAGAAATCCATTCGCATATCTTTATCTACAGAAGTTAAAACTGGCAGCTCGTTATATATATCTTTGGT